ACAGCATTTTGACTGCGTTGCTTTTGTGCGTTTTCAAACTTGAGCAGGTATTCACCATTTAGCAATGGCAACACCGCAGATGTTGTTCGAGCTTCAACCTTTCTTAGAAGAGTGCTATTAGGCCAAGTGCCCGTGCCATCTGTACTGCCTGTGTGCCTAATGACGGCAACAAAGCTTTCAACCTTTTGACCATCTGCCGTTGGCGACCAACGCAAAACAACTTGGTCAACACCAAAAGCTTCGATTGTTACTTCTTCTGGATCGGGAGGTAAAACAACTATTGGAAAATCATTGCTACCGTCAGACGTACCACCAACAGCAATCTCACGATTGACTTTCGCCCAGTCAGACTGATGCTTGTCAGGCTCAGGGCCAACAGCTTTTACCTGGGCATATAAACGCTTCCCTGGCTGCAAGTTTGAATTGACATCTAAAAATGTGTTGCGGGTAAAAGTTTCGTTCCAGTTGTTAGCTTCACCAACTTTCCACTGCACCCTAAATTCAGCAACAGATCCAACAAGCCCCCTAGTCCAAGAAATTGTTGCCCGGTTTGTTGTATTACGTCCATCATCAACTTGCTGGAATGTAATTCTTAAATCCTGTGGTGGAGTAGGTTTTGCCCCATAGAAGAATGGATCTGGCAAATCCAAAGAAGCACTGTCGTCTTCAACGACTGTGTAAAGCCCATCAACGTGTCGCACTCCAACAACGCTGTAAGTCCCTCCTTCTCCTTCTGCAACAGCTAAGCAGCGATATTTACGCAAGGCCGCAGAGTCATTCTTGATTGCGTAAAGCGCATTGTCAGGTGGAACTTGAGTGAAATTAGAACTAAGCGTTACCCTTGTTCCGCTGACGCTTGCGATTGGCGCGACTTCTACCGTGCCATCCTTCATGACAACGCTTAGCTTGTTATTTGTTCCAGCCGGTAAAACTGCAGGCTGATCTAAATCAACAAGGTCTACACGCGCACCAACAATGCGACCAGCCAATCGAGTACCAAGACGCATCTCGTCTGATACTTCAAAGATTTGACCGGGCAACACGTTTAGCCCTTCAAGACCAACCGAGAATGTGACGGTGTCATCGTGCAGTTTTTCAGACTCAAGCACCCAACGCCCCATGCGTTGCGCTTGATATTTAGAGCTACAACCAAATGCAACGATAGATTTTTCTTGTACTCCGTACCTTTCGATTAAGGCTCTGTCTTCAATAACAATAAAGTTAGGCTTGAAGAAATTATCTGGGTCGTTGTAGCGGACACGAACTCTTGTGCTGCGAGTTTTAAGCGATGAGCCGTTATAAACAAACGCTCCATTAACAACGTTTGAATTGCTAAAGACATGGATCGCTGCGAGTGGGCTTGCGTTTTTGCCACCAAGATTTCCGTGGTCAGCAGTAATCTGCACGTTGTCTGCTTTCCAAAAAAGCATTCCACGAAAGATACTTGCCATGTCCTGCAAGACTTCATAAGCACTTGCCTGCGACCCAAGCACTGTATTAATCGCAAAACGTGCTTCAGGCCCTTCAGGCGTTTGAACCTCTTCGTTGCAGTATTTGGCTAACTCGATCAAATCAACCCAATTTAAATTTTCAGGGCTGATAAAATCACCCGCTCCATACCTTGTATTGGTCAGCAAGTCATAAAAACAACAGACTGGGCAAGTTGTCCACTCACGATCATCTTTTAAACTTCCGTCGAATGGCTTTAGATCGTCAAATTTTAAACTGCCATCAAGTCGATCACTTGTCCTGTTAACAGTAGCGTTTGAAGGAATTTGAACCTTTAAGCCTCTTATGTCATACGCTCTAGCAGGGAGTGTGTTGTACTCCTCTGAATCAATACTAAGGCTAACCAGTGCTGTATTTGGGTAAGTTGTTCTTATTCGTTTGCCAACAATGATGCTGCTCCAGATAAGGCTATCTGCGCGTTTGTTCGCAAGTGGCGTGTCTTCTGGCAGGTCCTCAAGGTCTTTAAAAGATATTTCAAAAGCATCTTCAGCATTTTCAAACTTGCGCTTTCTAACTCTTATGTTATACGGAGCTTTTCTTTCGCCCTTGTAATTTGCTAAATAGATTGGAGCAGTTTTAAATTGGTATTGAGATGTTGAGATTCCTTTGATAACATTAATTTGGTTTTGGTTCTCTACCAATACAGGAAAATTGTTGTAGGTGCCATCTGCGTCTTGAATGGAGACTTGTAGCCTGATTTGTGCGAAGAATAACTGTCCACGCGCCAAACCCTCTGGGGCAACACAGAACAACTTTGGAACGTTAAAGACAAGCTGCACAAAAGCAGTTTCAGTGTCAGTGATAGCCCTGATAACAGTCCCTTCGCCGTAGTCCCGAGAGACAACGAGGTTCTCATCGTTAATTTCTTCGCTAAAACTTTTGCCAACTTCCTCGTTAACTGGAACGATGGTTGTCGTGACATCGCTCAAAAGCGAAGTTTCATCAAAACCAGGCTGAACTGCTGTTCCGTTTCTTGATGTATAGCTTACGGAAGGTGGGTTATTTTCTCTTTCAGTAAGCTGCCTGCGCGTTACAAGCGTTTCATTTAGCAAAACACCTTTATTCTGCTCTGCAAGACCTTCGATCGGCCCCTCGCAGATCGCGTCAATAATCTTGAGATTGGTCTTAGAGTTGAGAGCCATAGGTGTTTACAAGAGATCGTAGCCGTAAGCCAGTAATTCAAATGTGGTTCTTTGACGAACGCCAACTTCAATAATTTCTACTTTTATGTCTAAGTCTTCACCAGAACGTTTTTCGATCCTTGGTGCTTCAAGCCTGTTTCCAAAAATAACGTCTTGGTTAGCACTCGTTAACCCCTGTAGTGTTATACGGGCTGATGCTACGTCAATGTCCGGGCCGCCAGTAGTATTTGACAACGTAATTTGATAAGTAATAAACCCATCAATCCTGGTGCTTCCGTTCCCAGCCACGAAGTCATCTAAACCTTTTGAAATTTTAAAAATAACATCAATTCTTTTTCGCTTGCCTGAGCTGTTTTTAAATTTAAGAGCGCCCCAGCCGCCACTGCCGCTGTTGCTGTCATATTCAGCTTCTGCCTCAAGCGGTTCCGACTCCCCAGGGCCAAAAGTCTTTCCAATGAAAACCCTTTCATCACGGTTCGTGTCTGAACTTCTGAAATCACGAACGCCTCTTCTGCTTTTTACACCACCGCAATCTTTTAATTCTCTAGTCAAAGATTCACCATTGATTTTAATTGTATTGACTGAAGGAGTCTGCGTTGCTGTTTGCAATGGGTCGGAGTTGTCAGTTACATCTAAATTTGCTGCCAAAAGGTGACTGCCAGCTATTACACGCCCGTAAATAACAGGAAGAGTAGTTCCCGTTCCAGCAGTGTTTGCAGGGCCAGTAAAGGCATAAGACTGATTGCCGGATGCACCTCTTGTGATGCCATCAGGGCCAGGGCCACGAACATTTGTACCTTCGCCACTGATTCGATTTGCCTTTGGTAGTTCTGGTTGGGGTGAAATTAAGTTCGCTACACCGCCAAGAATCATGCTGGCTCCAACTGCGCTTAATGCTGTGCCAATTGTTGTTGCAGTCAAAACAGCAGAAGTAGAAATGCCAGCTACACCAGCTGCCCCAGCACCAAACGCACCAACCGTTCCAAACAAACCAGCGCCAGGTAGCAGAAACGAAGCTGCAACCAAGCCAACACCAAGCAAAATTTGTGTTGTGGCTCCTCCGCCAGAACCCGTAATTACTGGCACCACCAGCAACGGCTTACTGCCAAACGGCAATTGCAGCTCGTCATAATTCATTGCCGCACCACCCTGGATCACCTTGTATCCAACGCCGTTTTGGTGCGCTTGAACTAGCTCATTCTTTAACGCTGGATAGTTGATGCAAAGCAGCTTGATTGCATCAGCAGGTGTTTGAAGGTTGTAATACTCGTGCTTCTGGCCGTACTTCTCGCCCAGTTCACCCGCCAACAGAACTAGCTGCATGGCGAAAAACTGCCGCAACGCTTTTCCTATAGTAACGGCTTAAAGGCTCTAAAGCACTCAAGCTGTTCATACGCTGGTGCAAGATCTTGTCCCCTCCGACATAGATGGCTGCGTGCATTGGAGCCCTCGTACCAAGACGCATGATCAATACATCGTGTTGACAGCGATCTTCAAACAACACAGGGTAAAACCCAAAAACTGGAGCGTGTTTCAAGAATATGCTGTCTGTACGCTCCAAAGACTCAGGCCGCACAAAATCTGGCAGGTCAACACCAAGCAACCCGAAATACTCGCGGAGTAAGGAGTAGCAATCATTTTTGCCGTAATCCCACTGACGGCCTAACAAGGCTTGATAGTTAACCATTGATCATCTGGCACAGAGTAAACGTACCAAGGGATCTTGGTCTGCGTACAGGCTTTGCGGTCATACTCACTGACTGGAGTCCCTTGTGGGTGCGAATGGACTACGGCTTCAATCGTGCCAGCAACCATGGCACGGGCATAGTCAACAGGATTTATTGCAAAATCTGCAGCTGGGTCTAGCGCAATGTTTCGACAAGGGAAATAACGCCCATCAACAACCAAGCCACACGCTTCATGGGGGCAAACAGTCTTGGCGTGCTTTACAGCATTAAGCCTGAAGTCTTGCTCCATAGAACCCGCCATAGGGCAAATCGACATTGCCACCAAACCTTTTTTTGCAACTTGATAAACGCTTGCCGCAAATGTCGTTAGTCACATTTCCATTGGCATCAACAACTTTGTCTGCAGCAGCAAGCAACGTGTCGTTAACCGTAAAACACTTATCCCCCTTGTAGCCACACTCCGTTCCTCTGTATTTCCAAGGGCAAAACTCCTCAATAGTTCTGCGCGGCAAACTTACGTTGACCAAATCAATCTTTGGTGCAAGTTCAAATTCAACAAATTGCTGGTTCTCGCCTGAGACTCGATCGATATACCAAGTTTCTACAATCTTGGCATTATCGTCTGCTGTGTCGTTAAAGGTTTGCATTATCAAAGAATCGCCACCTTCTGTGGTCAAAGCGTCGGCAACATCTGATTCAACTGCAAAAGGTACTTCCTGATTAAAGTTAGTCGTATCGATGAACTTGGCAAACGTACGAATCCTTTGAACCTTTGCGCCCAAAGGGTTATACGTCAACATTAAAGTTGTGATTGCATTGTTCACGTTTGCAACCTTTAGCGTTGGACGAGGCAATGTTCCTTTCGCTGAGAACTCAAACCCATCAACCTCAACCGGTACAGCTGGATACGCTTGGCCACCAAATTTAATTTCTTCCGTTAGGCCATTTGTACCTGCGTGGTAATACAAAGTAGTTGCGGTTCCTCCATTAATCTCTGGCGTCAGATACACCTCAAATAAATCAATAACCGCTGTTGGCGCAAGGCGAAGCAGCTCTTCAGCTAACGGTTCAAATGCCTCCCAAGTACACGTCCCATCAACTAACGTTTGCGTGATCTTGAACGGGAACGCAGGTTCCTGATTTGCAAAAGTTGAATAAGTGTCGAGACTGTCTGTCGTTCCAGCAACAATGCACTTGAAGCCAAGCGTGTTGTCTTTTACGGGATTGGCACGGACTACGTCACCAACCGCATAAGCCTTTCCAGCTTCCCACTTATGTAAAGCGTAGGGATAAGCCATTAGACCTCAAATACCTGGACAAAAGTAGCGTTGATTTCAGCTCGATCGACAAAAGAAATTGTCTTTGTCCACTGCTGGCAAAGAAACTTGCTGCTGGCTGCTTCGCCTGGTGGCGTGTAATCAAAACTTTGGACCCCACCGCGAGCATCTAGGAATGTTTCGATGGTGTCAGCTTCCGTTTCAGAAACCCGAAAGGTCAGGTTATAAATCTTGGGATCTTGG